CCCAGTCGATCGGGCCGGACTGGTGGTGGCTGATGTCGACGCCGTGGATCTTCATCGGCACGGTCATGACTTCTTCCTCCATGTCGGGATGCGCTTGAGCGCAGCGATGGCCCGCTTGAGACGAGTGTCCCGAGCAGTGCCGTCCTTGGCGATCTTCTCTGCGCGCGCGAGGCGACGAAGCGCCTCATCGATGTTGGAGCCCCTGGTCTTCGGACCGGTGGGCGGTGCCGGCGGGATCGGAAGGCCGTCGATGGTGGTGCTCCAGCCGGCGTACGTGACGCCCATGGCCCGAGCTACCTCATCGATCGTGCCGTTACCCACCACGCCAGCCTGGTAACGGCGCGTAGTGCCGTTGAAGTCAGTCGAGCGGATGGGGGCTGAGCCACCGACCGAGATAGCACGATGCCCGAAGTCGTTGCGACCTCCAACGAAAGAAACGGGAACTCCTCGAGGAGGATTCCTGTCGCTGTGCTTGGCCGACGCCGGCTCGGACTTCCACCCATCTTCAGCGTCAGCTGCACCGTCACCATCGAAGTCTCCTACGGAAGGGGCATTGAAGTACCCGCGTGTGACGAGCTGGCAGGTGCCAGGCACGTTTGTCTTCTTGCGCTCGGCGGCCTGGGCCGCCTCTTCACGGTTGTTCACCATGTCTAACTCCTCTCACCAGAGTTTGGTGTCGCCTGGTCTACGAACAACGAGCTGCCGGGGAAGGTGCTTCTCGGTGCCGTAATGGATGGCGTTGTGGGTTCGGTGTGTACAAGAAATGAGGAACTCGGGATCGATGATGTCCTCGTTACCGTTCTTCAGGTCTTCCGTCGACATGGGGTTCATGTGATGGATGTAGATACGGTCGTAGACCTCAAAGCCTTCGATCCCCAGGTCGCACCCTTGGTCCCGGGCGATGACATGGTGCCGAATTTGCTTCCACTCACGGGAGGCATAGAAGTCTTGGTTCATCCAACGGTCGTAACCGAAGGTTGCGTTCCCTACCTGGCCCCGAAGCTTGAGGTAGTCAAACCGCTCTTCGAACGACCCCAACGGGGCCAGCTCGGAATAACGCCTAATCATCGTGGCGCTGTTCCGGCTGGCCGCCGTAGGACCGCATAGCGGCGATGGCCTCGTCGTAGAGCTCCTCGATCCGCTTGGCCGAGTCCATGGCTGAAGCCTTACGCTCCAGCAGGTCAACCTCACGGAGCAATCGCTCCTGCTCGAGTCGTTCTCTTGTCGAGCCCAGCTTCGCATAGTGCGACAGAATTTGGCTCGACGCCTGACCAGCATCGATCTGGCGCTCGATCTCGTTGAGCGCCTTGTTGATGATCTGGTTCTCGCGCGCTTCGGGAGTCATGGCAGGCGGCCGGCGACGCGTTTGTGTCTTGGGCTGAGCGCCCGTGTCTTTGCGCGTGGACGCCATGACTCACTCCTTTCAGCGCTTGGGCTTGAGCGCCTCCACCATGAAGACGCCCTCACAGAAGAAGTGGTCGGTGTTCAGCGGGAACTCCTTGTCGTCGAGGACGATGAAGTTCTGCGCCTTGACCCGACCATCCTTGTTGACGGAGAAGATCCAGTCGATGTCGCCGTGGCCAGTGTTCTGCCACTTCTTGAGCTCGTCCGCCATCGTCGTGGTGCCCGGCACGTTGGCGGGGTTGCGACGATCGGACGCGTTGCGGTCGGCCGAGCCGAAGCCGAGGGCGGTGCCCCTGGCCTGCTCACCGAGCCACTTGCCCATGGCGACGTCGAGCTTCTGGTTCCATGCCCAGTGGTCGACTCCGTGGATGACGGACTTGGACCCCTTGGTCTGACCCTTGGTCAGGTGGTGCGCGACGGCGAGGTTGATCGCGCCCAGCTCGGGCAGCGAGTTGAACTCAGCGGTCACCACACCCTTGGGACCCCAACGCGGGTTGAGGTCGGGGTCGAGGTCAGCGTCCTTGTAGAGCTGCTGGCTGCCGGGGATCACCGGAACGAAGCCGGTCTTCCATCCGCCGAGGATCAGGTCCTCACGAACGGCGATCCAGCAGTCGGTCGAGCGGCCGGAGCCCTTGCTCTGCTCGCTCGGGACCCACGGGCGGTAGCCGTGCTCCTTCGAGATACGGACCAGCTCGTCGCTGGTGTTGTTGGCACCGGGTCCTGCCTCGGTGCCCATGATCCAGGCGTACTTGCGAGCGACTCCGCGGTCGAAGATACGCTCGATGTCGCTGGTGTGCTGCTTGGCGCTGTCGCTGAACTGAAGCGAGGCGTGCGCGACTCTGATTCGCATGTGTTCCTCCTTGTTGTGGTTCCCTTTGAGGGACTTCTCACGTACTTCCCAGCGGTTCAAACCGGGATTGTTTGCTCGAAAATTCCCTCCGGGGGAAAAATAGGGAGAGCGGCGATGAAGAGGGGGGGTCTGTTTTGCGAAGACCCCCCCTCCCCTTTCGAACTTTCGGTCACGCCGCCTTCGGCACGCGCACCTTGACGTAGAACCCGTCAGCGTGGTTCGCGATGATGTCATCCATTCCTTGATTGATGGCGACCGCCTGGTCGGCCTCGCTCAAGTCATCAGATGTGAACGTCACTCTGGCTAGGTAGCCAGGTGTGTTGTAGCCAGCACGGGCGTCCCATGCAAGCCACTCATCATACTGCGTCACCGGTGAGTAAGGGTTGTCGACTGTGGTCAGCATGTACTCATCCACTCTTCAATCCCTCCTTCACTGTGGTGACACTGATGCCTAGTGCAGCAGCGATCTCTGCCTGTGTCCTGCCCTGTGCAGCCATGGCCTTGGCCCTGCTCAGGTTGGCACCACTCATGAGTGTTGCCCTGCGTGGGGTAGCCAACTCCTTCACCTTGTCGATGTCAGTGTTGTCCAGGATCTGACGCAGCTTGTGGTTACTGATAGCACCAGCCTGGATTGCATTCCACTCATCCGGTGTGATGTCCACCGGTTCCTTCTTGGCACCCATGCGTGCACGTGCCTCAGCGAGAGCTTGACTCTGTGCTCTCTTGATCTGATCGTTGTCCATGTTGGGGTTGGCGGCCCGCTTAGCAGACACCACGGTATCTGCAAAGACCTGGGCCTGACGTTCACGAGGGCTGTTCCTGAGTGCGTTGTTGAGCTTCGCATCCAGTGACTTGACCTGGGCGTCATACACCTTGGCCGCAGAAGGAGAACGTTCGATAGAAGGCTGAGCAACCATGGCCTTACGAGCCTCGTTCGCCATAGCCTTCATCCTGTTCGAGTGGTCTGCATAGACCCTCTCAATCAGAGTTCCACCATCCTTGGACACAAGGGTATGGGCATCGTCTGTCTCACGAAGCTTGACAGAACGCTGGGTCTTGAACACAGTCTTGCCCGTGTTGGGGTCGACATAGTTCTCACCAGTCTCGAGCCACACCTTCTTGCCCGTAGCCTTGTCGATAGGCCCACCCTTTGACATGGGGTTGGCCTTCCGCTTCAGAACATCAGTGCGAGAGGTAGCCCTAGAGATCAGGGTTGCAGCACCTCCAGCACGACCGTCATCCCTAGGCTGGTACTTCTTCTGCAGAGCCAGGATCCCGTTCTCCCTAGAGGAGCGACGGTAGTCCAGGTTGTGCTTCTCTGCATCGATGACCACCATGGAGTGGCGAACCGCACGAGCCAGCTCATCAGTACTGGCCTTCTGGATTGTCATGTCCGTGATGAGGTTGGACACCAGACCCATCTGCTGCTGCTTCGCACGAGGCGTCATCTTCGGCATACCTTCGTAAGCCGGGTACTCAGCCTTAGCGTCGAAGTTCTTCAGTCGCTCCAGGGCAGGAGTCGACTTCAGAGCACCAGAGTTGTTGGGGATGACCAGGACTGAGTCACCATCGAAGTCAGCTCCAGACAGCCTTTCGGCCACCTTAGAGTTGATCCCAATAGCATCCTTGGCCTGAGGCCCGATCATGGCTCGGGCTTCGCGGTTCTTGTTGTTGACCGTCAGTTCGGGGATCTCGAACGTTCCACCGTGCGGATAGCGGATCAGAGCGACCCGTTCACCGTCGTTGTAGTTCGGTGCGTAGACCTCCGTGTCCTTGAGGGACTTGACGGGGAGGATGGCATGTGAGGCCTGCCGAGGCAGAGCCGCAGCCTTGAGGTGGACAGCAGCAGAATCCACGCCTTCCGAGTAGGACTGAAGGAGCTTGGCCTTCACAGCCGGGTTGGTCAGAGACAGGATCTCGTCCAGCTCTTCCCGCTTCCGGTCATAGGCCTGCTTCAGCTGGGCTTCAGCCAGCTTTGGGCTCTGCTTGGACAGAACCTGTGAAGCGATGCTCTTCTTCCAACCTTCCCAGTCGCCTTCCTTGTTCAGGATATTTACAGCGCTGGTCAGCTCGGTGACGCGGCCCGTTTCATCCGTCTTGCCGATCTGGCTGGCAATCTGGGCCCCGAACGGGTTGTCCTTGTCGATATTTCCATCCGCATCCTTCTGAAGCGGCTTGAGGACAGTGTTGTCCTTGTC